ACCCATTCCCGCACCATGCGGCGCATCACGTCGTCGCGCGTGGCATATGGCGCATTGCCCAAGATCGCCCCCACAGACGATGCTGTGATACGGCCTCTACGTGCTGCGTGCCATTCTTCTGTCCGCTGTTCCAATTTTGGCTCCTGTGTGTTTTGATGGTGTTGCCAGCGCCGCGCCTCTGAATGCTCAGGGTAATCGGCCACTCCCACCTTCGTGGCGCTGGCAACTTTGTCCCGGCTTAGATCAACCAGACCGGAGCAAACGGAATTTCATCGTCAACCAGTCCGGGCTTGGCATAACCGCCACCTCGCTGAGTGCCGAAGTCATCACGCGATCCAGTTGCTGCAGGAGCACTATTGGTCGGCAGTGGCTTGGCCTCGGCAACGTGAATGTCCTTCGACGCTTTGGATGCCACCGCTGACACCCAGTTGCCATGCATCATACCGCCGTTTCGCGTGTCCGGCATTGACCAGATCATCATAGTAGCGACCATCGGCTTGTTGGTCAGGTGCAGCAGATCGTCGTTGGTCGGGCGCCCCGGCTTTGCAGTCAGCTTACCGCCTGCGTTGGCGTCAATGGCTGCCAGCATCTTGCGGGCTTTGTCGCGCTTTTTCAGGCCGGACGCCTCGTCCTTTGAACTTGGGTCCATGTCCATGACCCACAGCTTGTGGAACACCTTGCGGTTCTTGTATTCCTCAGGCGCAAGGACAGTCCAGCGTGCCGAGATAAACTCCTCGCCAGTGGGCTTCATCTCCCACTTGCATTCGTCAATCATGGCCAGCACCGACGACCCTGCCGGGATTGGGTCCATGTTGCCCGACGGCACCTCATATTCGGTGCCAGTGTTTGCGGCTGTTTCGCCGTCGCTCAAATCCCAAAAGCCCATCATTCGGCTCCTTCTTCAGTGTTAAGTTTTACTCCGCCAAGCGACGGGATGACTTTTGCCAGCGGGTTTTCCCCGAGGTGGTAATCCAAAGGCTCGGTGATGCCGTAGCGGTTCTTGGACACGTTGGCCGCCGTGGCATGGCAGACCATTTCCAGATCGCCCGTGCTAATGGCCTTCTTGCGGTCGCCGTCCTCGCCCTTGGTGTAGGTCACAAGGCGCAGGAACCCGACAACATCAACGTCGTCGGTGTAAGGCGGCTGCGATTTCGGCGGCAGGCGCAGGGTCCAGCGCATGTAATCGTCAACGTCGGGCAGCTTCAGCGTTTCGACATCGGCGTGCGCGACAAACACAACGTGCATCCCGCGCTTTTCGTTTGCCAGCCCAGCACCTTTGCGGACGCGCTGGTGCATTGCAGACACCGCAGCCGTGCCGGCGCCGTAGCCGCCGAGGGCTTGGTTGATGCTCTTGGCCTTCGGGTCTTGCGCCAGAACATCGGCCACAAACAGCCGCTCCAGCGCCGTCACGCTGTCGATCACCAGCGTCTGGTAATCGTGCGGCTCGTGGATCACGGCTGTGATTTGCTCCCAAAGCTGCGCGGCGTTTTGCAGAAGCGGAAACGCATCTGGGCGCTTGTCGGCTGGGATAGCTTGCATCCCATCTTCTGCGCGGATGAAGATCGGCTTGGGGAATGCCGCCGCGAGGCTTGTCTTGCCCCGCCCAGCATCGCCGCAAACTGTCACGATGACAGGCCGGTCAACCGGCTTGCGTGCTAACTCCATGATTGACATGGATCGTTCCTTTCATGTTTGGCACCTTGTGCCGTGCGTGGCGGGTCACGCTCCAAATCCCGCATATTGACAATGCACGCTGCATCATGGCATGTCAATAGGGCATGATGCACAAACAAGGGGAGATCAAATTGCTGACACTCGACCATATAAAGCGCTTACTTTCTGACCGACGGCTAGATGTTGTGTCACGCGCCACGGGCGTTCACCGCAACACTTTGGCTGCCATTCGAGACGGTAAGAACACCAACCCGACGCTCAAAACGATTGAGGCTTTGTCGGATTATCTTTCGCCACGTGACGCATGACCCACGATCCTGATTTCCCTGCGCCTGTTCGGCCTGCGCGCCCGGCGCACATCGTTTCGCAGGCGGTTGTCTATCTTGACACGTTGGCAGAGCAAGACCCCGAGGCTGTTGCATGGGCCGCCTACGATTGGCTGAACGTCCGCGCGGCTGGCTTGCCACTTCTGCCGCTTATTGACGGCACTGCCCGCGATGACGCAAGGTTCTGGGCCGAGACTGCGAACCCATCCGAGCTTGAATGCTATGCGCTTGCCGCCGTCGACAGGCTTGGCGGCATGAGCGGTGGTCATGCGCTGTTTGCATCGCGGCAGATCAAGCGTCTTGTCGGCGCGCTTTGGAGGCGCATGTCGCCCAGTGAACAATCGGCCTTTGTAAAGTGGGCCGCAGATCAAATGGAAGGTAAAAAATGAGTGCCGACGATTTCGCAGACTTTGAGGCTGGCTATAACGGCGCCAAGTTCGGGCAGGCACCTCAAGTCGCGCAAGCCTATTCACAGGACGAGTTTAGCGCCGAAGATTTTGCACCGCCCGCGCCAGAGGCCCCGGAAAGCAACGACCGTTTCCCGCCACCCTTTCCCCTTGACGGCCTAGACCTTCTCACCCCGCCCGGCTTTGTTGGTGATGTGGCCGCGTGGATCGACAGTCAGTGCCGCTATCCTCGCCGTCGCTTGGCCGTGGCATCTGCTATTTCTGCCATTGGCAACATCGGCGGCCTTCGCCACGAAGACCTGCGCGATGGCGTCACAGCCAACATGCTGGCCTTTTGCGTGGCCGCCAGCGCCACCGGGAAAGAAGCTGTTATGCAGGCCCTGACCGATCTGCACATCGCGGCGGGCGTGCATTACGCGCTGCAAGGCGGCATCAAGTCCGAGCAAGAGATCATGCGGAACTTGATCGAACACCAGTCGGCTTATTACATCATCGATGAGATCGGCATTTTTCTCATCAAGGTTCGCAATGCCCAGAAGCGGGGCGGTGCTGCCTACCTTGAGAGTGTGTTCGGTGCGATCATGTCGGGCTATTCCAAAGCCAACAGCCGAATGCTTTTGCAGGGCGACACCAAGCGCGACCTTCGCAAGATGTTCGGCGGGATGCTGGCCAAGGCTGAAGATGATGGCCGCGATGATCTAATCGCCCGCGCTCAGCGTATGCTAAAGATGGTGGACGAAGGCCTTGATCGCCCGTTCCTCTCCGTGGTCGGCTTCACAACGCCCGGCACCTTCGATCAAATCATGGACGGTGAAACGGCAACGCAGGGCTTCGTGGGCCGCGCGATTATTGTGGCCGAAACAGATAACAACCCAGAAGAACGAGAGAACTTTCGCAAGCGCCCGATGCCAGAAAACCTTGCCATGAGGCTGGCGCAGATTTTCCACGGCGGTAACTTTGACGTGATGAACAGCGGTGGGCGGGTGGAATATTCTGGCGACCGCGAACCCGTTAAAACCGACGATGATGCCAGCGATATGCTCCGCAAGGTGTCCAAGTGGCTGCACGCCTACGCTGAGGAGATGGGCGAGAACACCGGCGAGGCATCCGTCGCCATGATCCGGCGCGCCTATGAATTGGTCGCTAAGATCAGCTTCATTCTGGCCATACCAACAGCCCAGAGAACCGCCGAGCATGTGCGCTGGGCCTTCGCCTATGTCCGCGCCGAACTCGACGCCAAGATCAAACTGGTCTTCGCCAACGACAACTCCAAGGACCGCCCAGAGGAAGCCATCGCCGCCCGCGTCATCAACTACATCGACCCAGACAAGGGCGCATCGACCAAGGTGCTGGCAAACCGAATGCACCTAAAACCAGAGGCGCTTGAGCCGATCCTGAACAAGATGGTGAGCGCAGGAATGATCCGCCGCGAAGACGGCAAGCGAAAGCGGGCAGGAAAGGTTCCAGACCTGTGGTTCGTGGTGTGATTGGCTTATGTAGCAAAGTATCACGCTATATAGACCGCGTGATACTTTGTAAGTCACTGAAAACAAAAGGGAAATAGTCTTATGTTGCTAAGTAGCAGAAATTGTCCACATAAGACATATTGTCACCACCAGAGAGGCCCGTATGTGGGGTATATGGGGATATATTATCTATCTTATTATTATTCTACTTTGCTATATAAGAAGAAAAAGCCTTACAGGCAAAAGACTTACAATGTAGCGGGCGATGCTATCTTTGTGATACATTGCTACACAAGGAGTGGGGCATGAGCAACACGATCTACATCACCGGCGACACCAAGCAGGATGCCCTCTACCGCGCGCTGGGCGAGGCGCAGAAGGGCGACCGCATCGTTTACCATGTCGGACAGTGCTGCGGCGGCCTGCATCGCTACGCGGCTGCTAAAGCGGAAAGCGAAAAGCTGTGCCTGCTCTTCTGCAGGCGGGCAGGCTTCGGTCTCTTCGAATACATCGCCGTGAAGCGATAATCAGCCGGGCTTCCTTTTCGTCAGCACTGAGCGTATAATGCCCGCCAACCAATCCGCACCGTGAACGACAGAGCGAGGGAAGCATGCCAGCCGGACGGCCTACGAAATACGACCCCTCGATGTGCGACATCGTCATAGCCGCAGGCGAAGAAGGTGAAACCCTCGCAGGAATGGCCGAAGCATGTGATGTTGATAGGGCAACAATTACAAACTGGATGGACGAGCATCCTGAATTTTTCAGCGCCGTAAAGCGCGGACTGCAGCGTGCGCAGGTCTGGTGGGAGCGTCAAGGCAAGCTGGCAACCTTCGGCTCAGTTCCCGGCTTCAACGCGACCAGCTACATCTTCAACATGAAAAACCGCTTCCCGAGCGATTGGCGCGAGAAGCAGGACGTTGACCTGACCTCCTCCGACGGCTCCATGACGCCGCAGGCCTTGAACCTCAAGAACCTGTCCGACACCGAACTTGCGGCTATGGCCAAACTCATGGCTAAAGCTCAGGCCCAACCCAAAGAGCAATGAACGCCCAGCTCAGCCCCGAGGTCATGCTGGACCTCATCCGCAAGGAGCAGGAGCGCAGGGCGGCGTCAGCATCGCTTTACGAGTTCGTTCGCCAAGCGTGGCATGTGGTTGAGCCCGGCGTCCCGTTCATTCCCTCGTGGCACATCGAGGCGATCTGCGAGCATCTTGAGGCTGTCAGCGCAGGCGAAATCCACCGCCTGCTGGTCAACATCCCGCCCCGTCACTCCAAGTCGACGATCGTCAGCGTCATGTGGCCCATGTGGGAGTGGCTCACCGATCCGGCACAGAAGTTCCTCTGCGCGTCCTACTCGGGCAACCTGTCGATCCGCGACAACTTGAAGGCCCGGCGCCTCGTGCAGTCGCCGTGGTATCAGGAGCGCTGGGGCCACATGTTCAGGCTGGCGGGCGACCAGAACGCCAAGCAGCGCTTCGAGAACGATCAGACAGGCTACCGCATCGCCACCTCGGTCGGCGGCACGGCAACGGGTGAAGGCGGCTCGCGCCTGATCCTCGACGACCCGCACGGCGCGCAGGATGCCCAGTCAGAGGCCATGCGAGAGTCGGCGCTGGAGTGGTTCGATCAGGTGTGGTCGACCCGACTGAACAACCCAAAGACCGACGCCATGGTCACCGTCATGCAGCGCCTGCATGAGAAAGACATCAGCGGCCACATCCTTGAAGACATCGGCGGGTGGGAACACATCTGCATCCCGGCTGAGTGGGACGGCGCGTCC